TGACTTTACCCCTGACTTGACGATACAGTGGGATGACATTGATGTTGATACTCTGTTATCAAAGAATGATCTTGAGGCACGTTGGACATTTAACATAGCTACCCTTACACGTAAATTAGAGGGTGTAAATGATGGTCATTTAATTGAGGTAGGTGCAAGGCCAAACACAGGTAAGACATCCTTCCATGCGTCACTGGTGGCATCTCCTAATGGGTTTGCACATCAGGGTGCTAAGTGTATTATACTCTGTAACGAAGAAGGTTCTCATCGTGTTGGTGCTAGGTATCTGACTGCCGCTACAGGTATGACGATGCAGGAGATCAAGAGAGATCCAGCCAAGGCTAGAGATATATACTCTAAGGTTAAAGACAATATAAAAATATATGATGCAAGTAATCGTGACATGGCTTGGGTTGAGAGTGTGTGCAAGTCATACAAGCCTGACATTGTTATTTTAGATATGGGTGACAAGTTTGCTCGTACTGGTGGATTTGCCAGAACAGACGAAGCACTCAAGGCTAATGCTATACACGCTAGGCAGATAGCTAAACAACACGGCTGTGCTATATTCTATATGTCACAGTTATCTGCTGATGCAGAGAATAAGGTTGTACTCAATCAGGCTATGATGGAAGGCTCACGTACAGGTAAGGCGGCAGAAGCTGACCTGATGATACTGATTGCTAAGAACCCACCAGTAGAAGGGCAAGAGGAAGAAGATACTATGCGTCACCTGAACCTAGTTAAGAATAAACTGTCGGGTTGGCATGGTATCATCCATTGTGAACTGGAGTATAAGACTGCTAGGTATGTTGCATGAAACAACTAGCCTTGTTTGCTGAAGAAAAACTAAATGAATTAAACGAGCTATGTGATAGTGGTCTTGTGTGTATTAAGTGTGACATCCTGCAACCTGTAACAAACTTTCAGCAGATGTCATACAAAAACACAGAAGATGCTGAGATAAAACGCACGTGTAGATCATGTCAGTCTGGTCATAGACAGGTAATTGCTGACCTGAGAAAGGTAAACCCCTACCCAGATAATAAAGACTATGCCTGCCCTATATGCACAAGAAAGATAGCTGAAGTAAATAAGTATAATCAAAAGCTGTTAGGTACATGGGTACTAGACCATTGCCATCAGACAAACACATTTCGTGGATATATATGTAAGCACTGCAACGATGGGCTAGGTGGGTTCAGAGATAAGTTGACAACCGTAAAGAATGCGGTTATATATTTAGAGGAACACGAGAGGAACAACCCCAAATGATATTAGTTTTAGATGTAGAAAATACAGTAGTTAAAAGAAATGGCAAGATGCACCTTGATCCATTTGAACCAGAGAACACACTTGTTATGGTGGGAATGCTAGATGGTACTGGGCTTGAGCAAATTATAACGTTTGACCACACAGAGCATTCCCCCACAGAAAATGGTAGGCGTATGGTGCAGGGCAGACTAGACCACACTACACTTCTAGTAGCTCACAATGCAGTACATGATTTGATGTGGCTGTGGGAGTCAGGTTTTACATATGAAGGCAAAGTGTTTGACACTATGCTTGGTGAGTATGTGCTACAGCGTGGACAGAAAGAACCCCTGTCTCTTGAGGCATGTGCAGAGAGACACCAGTTACATACACAGAAACAGGACACACTTAAAGAATACTTCAAGCAAGGACTGAATGTATCAGAGATACCACACGATGAGTTATCTGAGTATCTGTCTGCTGATCTGCATGCAACACAGCAGTTGTATAGACTGCAAAGCAGGCTGTATTCTTTTGGTGAGGGTAGAACTTTAATAGATACAATACGATTAACCAATGACTTAGCTGTACACTTAGCACGTATATACCAACGTGGTTTTAAAGTAGACATGAATGCACTTGAAGATGTGCGTAAAGAGTTTGAACAGGAGAAGCAGGAGCTGACAGTACAGCTAGAGAAACAGGTACAGGAACTCATGGGTGACAGGCCTATCAATCTTAACAGCCCAGAGCAGTTGTCTTGGATTATATTTAGCCGTAAGGTATTTGATAAGAAGGTTTGGGTTGACGCATATAAGGATCGTGTGTCTGACAGGCAACACCTAGCCAACATTAAACAAATGACACTTCCCTTGTATAAACAATATGCTGTTGTCTGTAAGCAGTGTATGGGTCATGGTTGGATACGTAAGAAGCGTAAGGATGGATCACCATACAAGAATACAAACAACTGTCCTGAGTGTGCCAGTGCAGGATATCTGTACCGTGATAGAAAAGAGTTAGCTGGCCTAAAGTTCAGTGCGTCTGATTCTAAGTGGGTAAGCGCCAATGGCTTCAGCACAAGCAAGGACAATCTCATATACTTAGAGGGCATAGCCAGATCACGAGGTATGTATGACGCTGAGATGTTTCTACAGAGAGTACGCAGGCTGTCTGCATTAGATACCTATCTATCTAGTTTTATTGAGGGTATATCTACCTATGTAAAGCCTGATGGTATGTTGCATGTACGTCTACTACAACACAGGACAGGCACAGGCAGGTTGTCTGGTGCTGATCCTAATATGCAGAACATGCCACGTGGTGGTACGTTTCCAGTTAAGAAAGTATTTGTATCTCGCTGGGATGGTGGACAGATTTGTGAAGCTGACTTCGCTCAGTTAGAGTTTCGTGTAGCTGCATTCCTCAGTCAGGATAAGGTTGCAATTAAAGAGGTAGCTACAGGCTTTGATGTACACAGCTACACAGCTAAAGTTATTACTGAAGCAGGGCAACGAATCTCTCGCCAAGACGCAAAATCACATACATTTGCCCCTCTCTACGGTGCGTCTGGGTTTGGTCGTACACCAGCAGAAGCATCCTATTACCAACAGTTTACATCTAAGTACTCAGGCATAGGTGCATGGCATAAACGATTAGCAAAAGAAGTAATAGACACAGGTAATGTACGCACACCATCAGGGCGTGAGTTTGCATTCCCACTAGCTACACGTAGAGCCAATGGAAGCATTACATATTTTACTCAGGTAAAGAACTATCCAGTGCAATCATTTGCTACTGCTGACATAGTGCCTATATCTCTTATCTATATAGATAAAATGCTACAGGCTAACAAATTACAATCGTGTGTTGTTAACACTGTGCATGACTCAATCGTGATTGACGTACACCCAGATGAGAAGAATAAAGTATTACGTATTATCAATCGTACTAACGAAGTATTGGTTGATATAATAAACAAGAAGTGGAATATAGATTTTAATGTACCACTACTATTAGAGGCTAAAATAGGTAATAATTGGCTTGACACAAAAGACGTGGCATGATATACCTACAAGTCTAACAAAGGAGAAATAAATGAATCAAATACAAACACTAGACACAAATAATTATGAAGCTATGGCTAAAGCAATGGGAATGAGTTCATTGGCAGTGCCAGCAAAAGAGAAGACTAATTCTCTTGCTAGGCTACGTATACATCATACACCGTTGATGGGTCAGACTGAAGTTAAAGGTAAAATGGCTAACGTTGAGGTTGTAAGTGGTGGAACATATAAGCTGGAGATACCAGATGGGGAGACATACTATGCAGATAGTATAGCTATAAGGCCATTCTTACAGAGGTTTATGTACAAACGTTTTATTAAGGGCAGTGACAACACACCCAACAGGTTTGTAAAAACTATTATGGCAGACAATCTAAACATGGATTTAGCAGATAATGATGGACAGTATAACTGTGGTAAACCTGCTGGTTATATATCTGACTTCAAGGCTTTACCTGAAAAGATGCAGGATCTAATAAGGCAGATCAAACGAACACGTGTATTGTTTGGTACTGTTGACTTGGTTAATGCTGTTGATGAAAACGGAAACACGGTAGATGTTGATACTACCCCATTTATATGGGAAGTAGAAAACCGTGATGCCTTTAAGACTATGGGTGAGGTGTTTAACAAACTAAACAAAATGAAGCGTCTTCCTGTACAGCATTATGTTAAGGCCAGTACAGAGGAAAGAAAGCTACCTAATGGTGGTTCTTTCTATCTGCCAGTTGCAGACTTAGATCTGTCAGAAACTCTTGACATGGACAATGATACTCAGGAAAACTTAGCTAACTTTTTAGCTTGGGTGTCTAACTATAATGAGTATATTATGGGTTCTTGGAATGAGAAGATGCAACAACACCAGTCAGTAGACACAGAAACTGTTGAAGAGTTTATTGACATCAGCACTGAAGAGTTCGCATAATGAACCATCCTGCTGAACTGCCTATTCATCAGTATCTTGATAATGCTTCCAATGGTAAGACAACTATATCTGATGAAACCATTGAACAAGTAGCACAAGACATTAAGGACGCTATGAAGAGGCAGTTTGGTGGGGGCAGTAGGAGAGATAAGTTTCGTCTACGTATGTCAAATATAGGTAGACCTACATGCCAACTCTGGTGGGAAAAGAACCATCCAGAGAAGGCTCTCCCCAAGCCTACCACCTTCGTAATGAACATGTTAATAGGAGACATTGTTGAAGCAGCATTTAAAGGAATCTTAAAAGAAGCAGGAGTTAAATATGAAGACAAAGATAACACTGTGTCATTGGAGCTTGACAATGCTACAGTTAATGGGAGCTATGATCTTGTTGTTGACGGTGCTTTGGATGACGTTAAGTCTGCATCACACTGGTCATACACTAACAAGTTTGAGTCTTATGACACCCTAGCTAAAGGAGATGGCTTCGGATATATAGGTCAGCTTGCTGGCTACATTAAGGCATCAGCCAAAAAGATTGGCGGCTGGTGGGTAGTTAATAAAGCTAATGGTCAGATAAAGTATGTACCTGCATCAGGGCTAGACTTAGATAAAGAGATAGCTAAGTTAAACAATACAGCTAAGATAGTAGAGGCTAACGAGTTTAAACGTTGCTTTGAGCCTGAACCAGAAGTGTATAGAGGTAAGACATCAGGAAATAAAGTTTTACCAGACGGCTGTAAGTTCTGTGACTACAGATACTCATGTTGGGATACAATTAAAGATTTACCATCTAGAGTTTATCAGGGCAAAAAGACACCACCTACAGTTTCTTACATAGGAGAGGTAGTGGGTTGAACGGAAAACGATTTCAAGCAGCTTTAAAGCATGGGTACAGGAGTGGGTTAGAGGTAAAAATATCTGATTACCTTAAAGAACTCAATGTACCTGTAATATATGAGGCCATTAAAATTGAATGGGAAGACCTTATGTACCGCACGTACACTCCTGACTTTGTGTTACCAAATGGCATAATAATAGAAAGTAAAGGAAGATTTACCGCAGCAGACAGAAGAAAACATATTGCGATAAAAAAGCAACACCCTAAATTAGATATACGGTTTGTGTTTTATAACAGTAGAAATAAATTAAATAAGGGTGCAAAGACTACATATCAAGGCTGGTGTGACAAGAACAAGTTTCTATACTATGAC